GACAGCGTCGACAGCAAGTTGGCGGAACGGCTGGGCAAGCCAGGCGATCGGGTGGTTACAGACTTCTCAGGCGTGCGCGAGCTCCAAGAGGATCGCACCGCGCGGCTTAGCCGGGTGCAAACACACTTCTTCCTGGGCGGCCTTGGGTTGTCCGAGTCGTACGCCGTCGAGGGCTTCGACGACGTCGACATACCCGAGGAAGAGGAAGCCATCGCGGCGGACAAGGTGCTCAACGGAGCGCAGATCAAGGGCGCGGTAGAGATCGTGCAGCTGGTCGCAGCCGGTGAGCTACCACGAGACTCGGGTATCGGGCTGATGGTCGTCGGGCTTGGCATCGACGAAGCAACGGCCACCACAATCATGGCAGAGGCGGGCGCGGGCTTCGTGCCGGTCTCCCAACAGCAGACACAGGACAGCGGACAAGGTGAGCCCCAAGGGGATCTCGAACGGTTTCTAAGGGGCGGGGGTCCGCTACCCACACCACAGACGGACGAGCAGCGGGCTGCGCTATGGCGACAGCAGGCTACCACACTGTTGGCACCTCTGGAAATGCTTCTGCGGGGCACAATGCAGGCTTTCCTCGTGCGGCAGCGGAAACGGTACGCCGCGCGCATCGTCCAGGTGTTGGGTTCTGGCCGGTCTGCAGGGGGGTCGCAGCCGGCATCCCACCAACGCGCTACCGAAGCCGAGATCGCGCAGATACTGGCAGAGGTAGAGGAGTCGGATCTCCTGCGTGCAGCCATGGGCCCACGCATCCAGGAAGCCCTTGAACGAGCGTTCAAGCAGATAGCCGAGCGTATGGGTATCGACCTCGAGGCGGGCGACCTCGACGCGTCCAAGATGGTGCTCGAGATGTCTGCACAGGTGCAGGGCACCACGGGCGACGCGGTCACCGAGATCCTACGAGCGGGCACGATAGGCGGGAAGACCCCGGCACAGATGGCGTCAGACCTGCAGCGCGCAGCGGCGTTCACGCCCGCACGCGCTCTGAGGATCGCCAGGACCGAGAGCACCCGGGCGGCAGCACAGGGCAGCCAGCAGGCAGCCAAGGCCGCGCAAGACCAGGGCGTGACCGTCCGGGGAATGATGTGGATCACCAGTCGCGACGGACACGTCCGAAGCTCGCACGTGAGCCTTGACGGTGACGTCGCCCCATTGGGTGAGGAGTTCCGAGCAGACAACGGGCGGACCGCTAAGGGCCCGGGTCAGTTCGGGATTGCCTCCGAGGACGCTAACTGCCGGTGCGTACTGATACCGGACGTGGAGTAACATGACCAAGATCGTAGGATACGAACAGCAGTTCTGGAGCAGGGCACAACGCCGCGGACTCGAGCCGATGGACGCGAGCGCAGACGAGAACACATGGGGCGGCGTCAAGACACGCGTCGTCCGATACGCGAAACAGGAACCCAAGACCAAGGGCCCGGCCCACTACCGAAAGCAGAAGGAACAATGACCCCACCTAAGCAACCGCACGTCTCGATGCGCGCCATAGACAGCGAGAAGGGCACCACGCGGTTCGTGGTCTCAACCTCCATCGAGGCCCGAGATGGTCACATCGTCGACCAGTCCTCATGGAACCTTGAGCCCTACAAGCGCAACCCCGTTGTGTTGTGGGCGCACGACTACAGCCTGCCACCCATTGGCCGATCCGAAGAGATCGAGGTTGTGAACGACCAGCTCGAATCGACGGTGGTTTGGGACACCGGGTCTGACCTTGGCGCACAGGTAGCCAGGCAGTACGCGGAAGGCTTCCTAAGCGCCGTGTCCGTTGGCTGGATGCACGGCAAGGTGACGCCCCGATCCGAGTTCGGGGGCGACCACCCATGGCACGGCGAACGCGGCGTAGTCTTCCAAGACAACGAGATGCTCGAGCACAGCGCGGTTCCGGTGCCGACTGATGCTCACGCGCTTGCTGCTCGCGGCCTGCCCCTTCCGAAGCCCGGCAACCTGGAGATGGAAGAGCTTGTCCAATGGGTAAAGCACGGGCTCAACAGCAGCCCCGAAGGAACCCTGCGAGCAGAGCTGCTCGAGTTGCTACAGACAGACGGTGACATCCGCAGACAGCTACAAGCGATGCTCTGGGCCTCCCCGCTGGGCGACGCTGACCACATCGACGACACCGCAGACACGCCCGACTGGTTCGATGATCTTGGGTAAGGGGCGCGTAACGCCACAACGCAAGGTCCAATTCGACAAGCGGACCGACGAAGCTGTGCGCCGACTGGCTGAAGCCGCGTACGACGGGAACGTATCCGCCACGATTCGACACATCGTGCGCAAAGACCTGCTTAGAAGCGGTGATCTGGACGACCCGCCCAACCTGCGGAAACGGTAGGTAACGCCTAACAGGTGAGGCCCGAAACATGTCGGCGCCCTTGTTGCGTCAACACTGAAGCCGTAATGGTGGGGAGAACCTTTCACGGGGGATCCCCTTATGCCCGACATCCAATCGAAAGAAGCGCTTCTGAAGGAAGTGGCCGACATCCGCGCCACCGTTACCGAGCTAACAGAGCGCGGCGATACGGCAGCCCTCGAAGCGAAACAGACCGAGATGGCCGAAGGCCTCGACAAGGTCTCCCGCCAGCTCATGGAGCTTGGCACCACACGCGACGCCGGCACCATCGGCAGCGATGAGCGGGAACTCTCCGCGCGCTACCTGAAGGACGACGGCAGCATCCAGCTCTTCAGCCAAAAGCGGTCATTCGAGTACGCCGGTAAGCACTTTGAGAGTGTCGCACCGGGCCTGTTCGACGACAACCACCGTTGCAACGACTGGCAGAACGACCTGCAGAACGCTGCGGGACGCCGAAGCCTAGCGCGTATGGCTCAGGGCCGGAACGCCGGACCAAGCAGCACCCCGAACCTGGACGCCGACGTAGCGAGGATCCTCCTTCGTGCGCCCACCAAGATCCGTGACGCTGTCGAGCGAGCGCTCAACGACTCCGCAGGCGTCGGTGCCGAGTGGATTCCGGACGGCTTCGTCCCCCAGCTCTATCGGGAGTTCGAAACCCCAAGCGGTCTCGCATCCTTGCACCAAGACGTGCCCGTTACCAACGAGACGTTCACCCGTCCCAAGGTGACCCAGGGCGCACGACCCTACATCAAGAATCGGATCACCAACGACAACCCAGCGGCATACACGCCGTCCACTCCAGTGACCGCGGACACCACGATTCAGGTCAAGGGCCTCGCGGTTCGTATCCTGGTCGAAGAGGAAGCGTCCGAGGATAGCGCAATCGCCGCTATCCCAGCCATGCAGGACGAGCTTCGCAGGGCGCTGGTTGACGGTTACGACGACGCCATGGTGAACGGCGACACCGCCGGTACCCACCAAGACGACCTGGTAAATTGGAACACCCGCTCACGTTGGGGCGCAACTGGCCTCGGTGGCAGCGCCGATCACAGGCGCTTCATGCTTGGGTTCCGAGCGGCGTCCTTCGACAAGTCAAGCACCACCGACATCGGTGGAACGCTGACCTATGCGGAGATCCTCACGATCCTTGCCTCGCTCGGTGAGCGCGGCGTCAATGACGCGTACCTCGTAACCTCGCCCGAGGTCATGGTTCGCGCGCTGATGGGTCTTACGGAGGTCGCAACCCTCGACAAGTTTGGACCACAAGCGTCAGTGACGGCTGGCCAGATTGGCGCTATCGCCGGCCTGCCCATTGTCCTCAGTCGTTGGATGTCTACCGACCTGGCTGCAACCGGCCTGTTCACCAATGCCGGTGCTCTCTCCGGTCTCGCCATTGTCGACCCGTCTGCGTACGTGCACTACACACGGCGCGGCCCGACTCTGGAGATCCAGAAAGAGATCAAGTCGGGACACTTCGAACTCGTCGCTACCCAGCGTCGAATCATGGACAGCAGCGACGCCGCAGCAACCAAGAACGTAGCTTTCGGCTTCAACATCTAAGCAGGAGTACAGACAATGTCTGCACAGGAACTCTATATCCAGAGCATGGACATCGCGGCGGTCGCCAGTACGACTGAGGAGGAGCGGCACCTTAGCCACGGGCTAGACGGCACGTACAAGCTAGAAGCGGCGTACTTCACACCGACAGCTGCGGTTACGGCGGCTGCGACCAACTTCGTTACAGTCGCGCTCAACAAGGGCGCCGCGGGTACGCTGATCGCCAGCGTCGACACAGACGCTACTGGCGTGTCGTTTGTAGTGGGTACGCCCACCGCGATCACCATTAGCGGAACGGGCACCGATCTGGAGTTCACCGCGACAGACGGTCTCGAGGTCGATCTGAACAAGGACGGAACAGGCGGAACCATCGAGGGCTCGATTACCCTCCGCTGGGTCCGGGCCCGGGTGTAAGCATGCCCACGGTCAAGCTGACCGGCACGCAAAGCTATGCCGCCACGAGAGGGACGTTCAAGCAACGGATCTTTCGTGGCGAGCAGCGCGAGTGTACAGACGACGAAGCGGCGTATCTGCTCGACCGGTTTGCATGCTGGTTCGAGGAAGTGAAGCCGCCCGTCAAGACGTCCGTTGCTTCCGCTCCAGTGGCACCCGCAGCAGACCGGGCCATGAAGCCACCCAAGCGGCGAATCCTACGCAAGCCCAGAAAGGCGAAGAAGTGAAGTACAAAGCAACCACGTCCACGCCCCTCGGTGCCGAATGGCCCAAGGCCGTGTACTGGTCGCCAGGTGAGATCCGGGAAGTACCCGGAAGCGCAGGAGTACCCCCCGACTGGCTCGAGCAGGCCGACAAGCCCACGCCCAAGAAGGGGAAGAAAGAGAAACCAGACGACTCGTAGGAGGCCCTCACAATGCTGATTAGCGAAGCAGAGGCCCGCGAGTATGTACCTGGTCTGACCGCAAACAACGTTGCGCTGGGCAACCTGATTCGTCGCGTCGACGAGGCGATCGCTTCGTTCTGCAAGTACCCCAAGGCTACGTCAACAGCAGCCCGCACCATGGAGTCTACGAGCTACACGCTGTATCTCGAGGGGCCCGGTGGTCGCGAGCTCGAATTGCCAGTGTGGCCCGTCACCACGATCACCACGATCGAGGATGACGTTACCGAAGACTTCGACGGCGCTACGCACCTGGTGGCGTCTTCTGACTACGCACAGAGGGGCGAGCATGGGGAGATCGTCAGGCTCACCCAGACGAGCACACAGGGCGCTTGGAGCTGCACCACGGATCCGGTGATCAAGGTTGTTGTTACGGCCGGCTACGCTACGGTGCCGGAAGCTCTGAAGCAAGCGGCAATCGAGCTGGTGGCTCACAAGTTCAACCAGAGGGCCAGTATCGGCAAGACGTCTGTAACGGGCGGCGGGCTGAGCGCGTCTCCCTCGCCGATCAAGATCCCCGATCACGTCAAAGAGCTGTTGGACGAGTACGTCATCAACAGCATCGGGCAGGGTAGCGAGGTGTTGCCATGAGCACCATCACGCTCGAGCAATGGGTCAAGCGGATCGAGGACATCGAGAAGGGTCTGCCTGGGTACCTGCAGAAGGAACTGACGCGTGTTGGCCTCATTGCCGAGGGCAAGGCCAAGCTCAACGCCACGACGCGGCTACGGGTGCGCACAGGGCACCTGCGGCAAAGCATTCAGCACAAGGTCAAGCCAGACGGCAAGTCGGTGCGCCTGGTGCTACGAGCAGGCAACCGCACGACCGTACCGTACGCCAGGATCCAAGAGGTCGGTGGCGAGGTCCGAGCCAAGTCCGGCGGCTTCCTGCGTATCCCCCTCAAGGCAGCCAAGACGGGCGCGGGCGTCGATCGGTTCCCCGGTCCCCTGCGACAGTCGGGCGTTGACTTCCACGTGCGCGAATCCGGCGGGCGCTTGTTCCTGTTCCGGTCCGACCAAGAGGGTGGGCCTCCCTGGTACCGTCTCGTGAAGCGGGTGCGTATCCGTCCAAAGCTCTTCTTGTTCGACGCGCTCAAGGACGCAAGGAAGCTGTTGGACCCAGCGATCCGCAAGCAGCTACACGCTAGCGTTGAATTCGGGGAGGATGTCTAATGGCTTCCAATCTCCGAAGCGTGATTACGAACCTGATCAGTACCATCCAGCAGGCTGACGCTACGGGCGTCTACACCTACGACCTGAGCGCCACAGACAGCGTCAAGATAGGCGGCGACTGGCCGCCCAAGGTGCTGCCTTGCGTCTACATCTACCCGGTGACTATCAGCAGCGAACACGGCACGACTCACACAGCGTACGAGCGGACGGTCAACTTCGCGATCCTCTGCTTCGTTGGCGCGGACGAGATGACCGTGCAAGCACGCATCCTCAACGCTGCCGACCTGGTTAGCGATGTGCTGTCTGCCCTGGAGCTCAAAGCGAACCGGTCGCTTGGTGGCACCGTGCGCGACGTCATCACGACAGCGGCCACGATCGAGGACACCGAGGGGCAGCTTGACGGACCCGGGCTTGGCGTCGGGCAGTTCACGCTGTCCGCTAACTACGTACTTGAACGGGGGATCTGATGTCTTGGTATTCCACCGACTTCGCTTTCCGCGTCCCGATCTCCTTGGACAACGTGACCACCGCGTCCGTTACAACTATCGACGTCGACAAGGTGATCCCAAAGGATCTAGACATCTTCTGGAACAATGTAGAATCGACCGGCTTCGACATGGCGCTCACACGCGCTGACGGTTGGACCTTTCTCGATACAGGCGAGGTAACAGCCTGGGACAGGGGGGCGGGCTTCAGCGTTGCCACGCGTACCGGCAAGGTACGGATCGACGGGCTGACGGTAGACGCAGACAAGCACACCATGGTGTGGCTCTACTTCGGGTATCCCGCCTCTGCTGATCTCGCGGTTGGTGCTGTGGGTGCGCTTACCGCTGTTCCTGCTCGCTTCAGCCAGGCCAATAGCCGCAACATCGGGCCCATCATTCCGACGTCTGCAGAGAAGACTGGCTCAACCACGCCGGCAACCCGGTTCCCCGTGACCTCGAACGAGACCAAGTATTTCTGGTGGGATCTGTCTCGCGAGATCATCCTGCGCGGGCAGACCTACAACGACAAGCTTGATTACGAATCCATCGAATACGTAACAGTGACCTCCGAGACGGGCGGTGTCGCCTCCACCATCCACACCACAACAGACGTGACAATCATGCAGGTTGCGGGCAGGGGCGCCATGGTACGCACCTCGGTCACGGGCTGCGTAGATGCCACGGACTACACCCTGATTCTACACGTAGAAACAACCTTCGGCGGTTCCACTGGTCGAGTTTTTGACCGCCGTGTCCTGCTTCAATGCAACGACGCTGACGACCAGTAGGAGACAACAATGGCATACCAAGGACGATGCACAAGCGCAGGCTACGGTAAGGAAACCGTGTGGGGCACACCGGTTGCCCGTACCATCTGGCTTCCTCCCTTGCTGGGCAGCGCTACGCTTGCCCGACAGGTGAGCAAGCAGCAACGCAACGTGCACCGCTGCAGCGGCACCGTGCCCGTACGCCGGTCCCACTACATCGAGAACGACAACGTCGGCGGCGGGGTCGGCCACGAAGTCACATACGACAACTTTGGAATGGTGCTCGAGCACGTCTTGGGTGCCAACGCTACCACCGGACCAACGGCGAGCAAGTACACCCACACGATCACGCTCGACGAAGACGTGGCAGCGGGGCTCACCATTGAGCTGATCCGCGGTACGTCGGCAGTGTCCGAGGTGTTCGAAGGCTGTTACGCCAACACCGTTACGCTGACGTCCGAGGCGGGCGGGCTTATGACGCTGTCTCTTGACGACATCATAGGCGAGACATCAGCCACACGGGGCGCGGCAGGCACGGCTACGGAGCCCACCAGCCAGATCCTTGTGAAGCACTTCCACGCGGGCCAGTTCAACTGGAACAGCGTCAACTACGATATCCGGTCGTTCTCGCTGAGCATCAACAACAACTACGCGCGGCGCCAACAGCTGGGTAGCAAGCTGACCAGCAAGCCGGAACGGTCGGGGCCCATCGAGATCACCTGTGATGTGACCCTCGAGGCGGCAGAGGCTCTCTACAGCGGGTACAAGGACGACACAGAAAGCGACTTCACGCTGACGTTCACAGACCCCGACAGCTCCACACGGACAATCGGGTTCACCGGCCACAACTCGTTCATCCAAGACTACGGGGATCCCATCTCAGACGATGGGGTTGTGCTGTCGAATATGACGTTCCGCGTGCAAGGCGACGGAACCGATCACGGGCTCAAGATCGTCTACGAGAACGAGAACAGCGCGGTGACAGACTTCGGGTAACCAACACAGCCACGCCAACGCAGGAGGCACAAATGGCCGTACTTACAGAACTGGTGCAAGCGTCCGTCAAGGTCGTCGAAGCCGGTACATTCCTATTCAAGATCGACCGCATCTGCAGCGAGGACATGCTGGCAGCAGGGGCGGCAGCGCTCGCGTTCGCAGGCATGAAGCCGGAGCCGGGTGCCGAGGTGTCCACGGCCGAGCTTCAGGACAAGATGAAAGCCACGAACCTGAAGGGCGTGGAAAAGCACGTCGACG